ACTCCACCGACACTTGCAGTGGCAGCTAGACCTGTTTCAGGCACAATCGCATCACCGATTACGGTAACTTGATGTATGTTACCACTAGCCTCAAGCCCTGTCACAGTAGCAACTGCACTGGCATTTACAGTTACCGTGCCAAGCGCAGATGCCAAAGCAGAGATCGTTGGGAGATTTACTAACGCCGTACCTGTAATAGTCGGCCCTGTAACTCCTCCAGTTCCTGCTAACCCTGTAAGGTTTACCACAACATTTGTTATTGGCGTTACATCACTAGTAGAACCTGTTGCAGTCAAACTGCCTACTGGAATGGCGATACCACCACCAACGCCTACTGCTACAGTACCAACCGCAGCCGTACCTACAAGTCCTGTTGCATTAAGGTTGTTGTCTGTAACAAGAGAAACAACGCCAACAGAACCTGTTGCACCAACACCCGTAACAAGATTACGAGTAACGGACGCATCATCACCTATCGGTACTTGAGCTATGGATGTTGCGCCAAAAAACATTTAAATAATCCTTATTCAGGCTTAGTAGGCCAATCGTCATCTTCTAAGTTAGGCCAGTTGCTGTGATCTGGTAGGTTACGCAGTGCTGTACGATATGTAGCCCACTCAACCTTCTTCTCAGCCGCTAGTGGACTGTCGTTTGCTTGTGTCCAATCGCTATCTGCGAGTAGAGTGTTGCGTTGTTCTCTTACAGGAGCGCCTAGTACAACACTGCTTATACTTGACCACTTTGTTTGTATCTCATTCCATGTTGGTTTTGTTTGATCGTTAAGTATAAAAACTTGATCGTTGTATTCCTGTTCATTTGTAGGACCTCCATCAACACGATATGCAGTCATACCTAATGCCGTAAGGCTTTCAACTACATTCATACCGCTATCTCCATTGCCATAATTGTCATATCAGCGTCACCATAATAATTTACACGAATAGTGTTTCCATTATCTTCTTTAACTTGAACCTTATAGGTAACGGCAGAAGATGTAGCTGGAGCATCGCCACCTGCTAAAGAAAGAGGAACTCCTGTGTTAGAACTTTGTGAATTAAAACTTTGCTGCGCATTACCTTCGGACAATGTAGTATCACTACCCGATCCAATTTTTCGAATTAATCTAGCTGCGGTACCGCCATTAGAACTATTGTTTGGCTCTAAAGCACCACACATTGCCCACACCATAACTCTATTGCTAGATGAGGTAAGGGTTATATCTACTGATAAGGGTATATCAGCAAAACTGCTACTGGAAACGGCTGTATATCCAGTATAGTTGCTTGTAACTACTTGCAAAACCTTTCCACCACCAAAGCCTTGCCAAGCGGAGCCATCCCAGTAACCTCTAGGATTACCATCCCCATCAGACAGCACGATGTAGTTGCTTGCAGTGCGGATGTCTAGGCCGCCTGCATTACCACTATACCGCCCAATTATAACATTGGCATCTCCTGTGGTTATGGCAGAACCTGCACCTTGACCCACAAAAACATTATCGCTGTTAGATGTGGCAAGTGCTAAACCTGCATTATGACCTACCAATGTGTTTCTTAAACCTGTTGTAAGTTCTTGCCCTGCCCTTGCACCCACCGCAGTATTTGAATCTGCTGTTGTTTGATTTGTTAAGGCATTGAGGCCAACAGCCGTATTATTAGCCCCTGTCGTGTTTGCATCTAATGCAGAAGTTCCCACAGCCGTATTGTTGCTCGCAGTCGTATTAGCGTAGAGAGCATTCAAACCCACCGCAGTATTATCACCGCCTGTTGTATTGCTATATAAAGCCTGTCTACCTAATGCAGTTATGCTGTTTCCTGTGGTTTTGCTATACCCTGCTTGATACCCGACAGCTACGTTGTTGCTTGAGGTAGTAAGGTAAACTAATGTTGAGTGACCCAATGCAACGTTATTTGCACCAGTCGTATTGGTGTACAAAGCATCTTGGCCCAAGGCTGTATTGTTGGATGCCGTTGTGTTATTGTACAGTGATCTAAAACCGACTGAAGTATTCTGCGCCCCAGTAGTATTATCAAGAAGCGCCTGATAACCAACCGCTGTATTGTTACTTGCGGTGGTGTTGTTAGCTAAAGCCTGATAACCTAAACTTGCATTACTCCCACCAGTTGTATTGTCCTCTAAGGCTTGATAGCCAACAGCTACATTGTTAGCTCCAGTCGTGTTTGCGTAAAGTGACTTTCTTCCAACCGATGTTCCACCTGATGCTGTTGTGTTACTAAATAGAGCCTGATACCCCACTGCTGTGTTGTCGGATGCGGTGGTGTTTGCGCCTAGTGCGTCACGCCCAACCGCTACGTTTTGTGAGCCTGTCGTTGTAACATCTAATGCGCTAGTACCCACCGCTACGTTGTGATCTCCTGTTGTCAAAGTAGTCATAGAGTATGCACCAACAGCAGTATTTGAACCCCCTGTCGTAATTGCGTCCCCTGCAAGGCCACCAATTAAAGTGTTGTTCGTGCCTGTTGTGACTGCAAGTCCTGCATCATAACCTATAGCAGTGTTGTAAGTATCTGCATCACTAGCAGGGTTCATTGA